AAGTAATCTTGACTGGATATGTCCTGTCAGATACTTTTTTAGACACGGTTTAAACTCTTTTAGGCGTCTGGAGGCACTCAGAATGTCATAAGATACTCTTAGACGTTCAACATTGTTCTCATCGTCTAGGATCGCAAATTTTAAAAGCTTACCTAAAAAGGCAATCCTATATTTTATTGGTAGGTAATGTAAATTTAAACCTAGGAAACCATCCGCTTCTTTTTGTAATACCAATACCAAAGGAAATCTATCATAATATGGCATTTGACTCTTACCTTTTGGATCATAGTAAAAACAATACAATTTTCCTGGACCAAATCTTGTAACATTTCGGCCAGCATCTCTGCTCATTTCAGTAGGTATTTTGAGTGGATTTTTTAATTCTGCAATCTTAGTCATCAACCATTTCATAGAATCACCAGACATAGGTTGAACCTGTGCCGTCTTTAAATCTGAGGTGAGTGATCTAAGAATGGATGCCATTTCAGTATTTAGTTAAGCCCCAGATGATCTTCTGTGATGATTCTAAAGGTCCAACCACGGTCTTTGCAGTATTCTTCTGCTGCTTTCCATTTAGCCTGATTAACACCCCAAGTCGCAACTTCTTGAATGTATTGTTTTGTTACTCTTTTTCTTTGTTCAGGCGGGTGAGTTTGTTTTTTTGGTTTGATTTCTAATAATTCTGTTCTAATGCCGTTAGATGATTTGATTTTAACCAAAAAGTCTGGAAAGTATCTGTGTCTACGACCATCAACTGGTGACATATAAGGTATGAAAAGTTCTTCGGAAGCCCAAGAAATGACATCATCATTACGGTCGAGCCAATCCATTACTCTACATTCCCATGAAGAGCGATAGACTATGTTTTTAAAGTCTCCCACATATTTCTGTGGATTTCTTGGTCTGAATAATCCTTGGTATGCCATATAAATATGTATATTCAATTCTAAAAAGAGATTCCCATGGCCATAATTTCTATTCCAGACTCCCTTGGTGGAGTTGCTATACCAGGAATTACAAATGTACCTGGTGGCCCATTAGGTGTTTTATTTGGAACCTCTCGTTATGATATTGCTGCATACAAATATCCAAAAGATTTAAGTTCTGCAACAAAAGGTCATTTTATTCATTTTACGATTAATAAAGTTGAACCTATAAAATTAGTATCAAATATTAAAAATACCATAACTAGTGGTTATGAACTTGCATCTTCATCAGAAGGCGGCACGGTAGATAGAATATCAAATGCAGTACAAACTGGAGCTCAAGTGCTTTCAGATGTAACTAAAGATGCAATTAAAGCAACTACAGATAGTTCTTTCACACAAAGAAAAAAAACACCAATAAAAACAATAGCATTATATATGCCTGATACTGTTGCTTTTCCTTATGCAGCAAGTTATGGTTCAACATCACTAAAAGATGTCATTGTATCTGCAACTAGTGCTATACCAGGTATTGGTAAATTAACATCTACTGTAAATTCTATTGCAGAATCTCCAGCAACAAAGCTTTTATTGAATGTTAGTGGCTTAGCAATAAATCCAAGAGAACAGGTTTTATTTGATGGCATAACATTTAGAGAATATCAATTGGCTTTCACATTCACACCAACTTCAAGAGATGAAGCCATAGAAGTCAGAAATATAATAAAAGAATTTAGAGGTGCCATGGCACCAACCATTAATTCTGGAAAAGCAGGTATGTTTTATGATATACCAAATACTTTTGATGTAGATTTTTTATTTAATGGAACAAGAAACAGACATATCTCAAGAGTTGCAGAAAGTGTTATGACCTCTATTGATGTTAATTATGCACCAAACGGTTGGTCTGCTCATACAGACGGTGCACCAGTACAAACAACAGTTACTATGAATTTTAGAGAAATAGAACTCATAGATAAAAACATGATTAATCAAGGATATTAAAATGGCTACATTAAAATATTTTGATAATCTTCCAAAAATACTGTATACAAAAAATGGTGTGTCAATATTATACACAAATTTAATTGCTCGAGCAAGTGTTAGACCATCAATATTAAAAAATCCTTTGATTTATTATGAATATGATATTCAAGATTTTGATACACCAGAAATAATTGCGGCAAAATATTATCAAGATCCCTATCGTTATTGGATGGTTTTATTGCCAAATAATATATTAGATCCACAATGGGAATGGCCATTGTCTTCACGCTTATTTGAAGAATATTTACAGAAAAAATATCCTAATATTAATACGCAAGGTCTTTTACATCACTACGAAAAAACAATAGCGCAAACAGAACTAACAACAAATAAAAAAACTATTTTTTCTGTTCAACTTGATCAAACAAGTTGGGATTCAACAGTAGAAGGCAAAACTATAGTTCAAACAGCAACAGGTTTAGTTGAAGTTGTTGTAACTAAAAAATCTGTTTCTGCTTATGATTATGAGAGTTTTTTGAATGAAAAGAGAAGAAGCATAAAACTTATAAACTCTGCGTATACAGAGCAAATAGAAACTGAAATGTTGGAATTGATGGCATAATATATGGCTAACGGTCCTGGTATTGCTTTTTCACAAGATTTTTCCCTCGAAAAATTAAATTTAATTACAGGAAGTGGAGATTCTTTAGACATAAAACAACTAGTCTATGAATTTTCATATTATGAAGACCTGTATAGTTTTGTTACTTCTGGTTTTGTTACTATTACTGATGCTTTAGGCATAATACAGAAATTGCAAATAACAGGCAATGAAACAATTGAGGTTCAATTTGATAAAAGTTTAGGTTCTGGTGGAAATTCTGGAGTAAAGAAAAAATTTAGAGTATATAAAGTTGGACCAAGAGTACCATCTGGAAATATGATGGTAGAGTTTTATACTTTATATTTCTGTTCGGAAGAACTTTTAGTTTCAGAACAGATAAAAGTTGTACGTGTGTTTAAAGATAAAAAAATATCTGAAATGATAGGAAGTATATTAAATCAAGAATTGAGAATACCTTCTTCAAAATTAAGCATACAAGAAACTTACGGTCTTTATGATTTTGTCATACCAAGAATGAAACCAATTGAAGCAATAAGCTGGCTATCAAATTATGCTAGACCTAGTTACAATGGCGGTAATACAGCAGATATGATATTTTTTGAAAATAAATTAGGTTTTCATTTTAAATCATTATCTAACATGATGTTAAAAGGTAAACAGAGAGTTTACGCAAAGTACAAATATCAAGCCATTAATTTACCAGACAAGTATCAATCATTTCAATCTGATGCCATAACTGTACTAAATTATGAGATTATCAAAACACATGATATGTTAGAAGATATTGATTCTGGTACATTTGCAAGTCGTTTAATTTCGATAGATCCTATAACAAGAAATTTTAATGTCACAGACTACAATTATAATAAAGATTATAAAAAACGTTTAAATCCAAATGATGCAGTAAATTTTAAGAGAAACAGAAAAGGTGCAACACAAACTCAGTCACCAGAAGGAAAATTAAAACTGGTAGTTACAAATAAAGAACAAGACAAAGTTCCTTTTTTAAAAGGATCAGATGAAACATTAGGTGAAGATATTGGAATTGAAAAATTTGTACCTAATAGAACGGCCGAACTTTCGATGGCCAACTATAATGTTTTAAAAATAACAATACCTGGAGATCCAAATATTACGGTAGGTGATGTTATTCAATTTAATCTGTATTCTATGTCTTTAGAAACTAATAGAGATTTAGATAAGTTTTTTTCTGGTAACTATTTGGTAAATGCGGTTCGTCATGTCATTATTACTCCTTCAACATATCAAACTGTTTTAGAAATTGCAAAAGATAGTTCTGTGGAAGATCATGTCAGTATTGATGGAGATACACTAGAAAATAAATTAAATTCTGGTATTGTTCCTTTCTATAATGATGTTAAAAATATTGGCAGCCAGTATTACTCTGAGATTACTAAAGGTGGAAATGTCCGTTATGAAGATAGTATCAACACAACAAATGCGGATGCAGATGTGCAAGGCAATGAAGATTTTTATGGAAACAATACTTACGGTGAATCAATATAATGGAAAATTTTCTAGGTAAAGATGGTTTTCGTTGGTGGGTCGGTGTCGTAGAGACTCGTGTAGATCCTTTAGGTTTAGGTCGTTGCCAAATTAGGATTTTTGGTTGGCACGATAATAATCAACAAAAGTTACCAACTAAAGATTTACCTTGGGCAGCTGCCATGCATCCAATAAATAGCGCTGACACATTCTGCACACCTAGAATAGGTGACTGGATTGTAGGTTTTTTCATGGATGGTGACGCAGCACAATTCCCTGTTATGATGGGTGTTTTACCTGGAATTAAAAGGGGTGTGGCCGCAACACCGTTTTCTGGTGTAACATCAACTTCTGGTGTAGATTTATCAGGATTCACCTTTAAAACAACATCTTCTAGTAGTGATGCAGATGTTCAAGGCGATGAAAATTTTTATGGAGAATCAATTTATGTTAATCAATCAAATGCTGAAAGGGACGCATAATGGCAAGTGATGTCAAATTAGCTTCTACAAATGCATCTGGTATTGAAACTAATATGCCAAGACCAAATTTTGTAAATGATGGTCAAGTTGTTGGTATTCCAACAATACCATCGCCGGCCGTAGGTCGTGTTGCAAATAGTAGTACAGCCGCAACGAATTCTTCTAGAGCACACTCATGCGATTTTTCATTGGAAATAAAAAAGAATGTTGGCGTTAAAAAATTCTTAAAGGCTATCGCACAAGCTATCAGAACCGGTATCAGAGCAATTCAAAGATTTTTAGGTCTAGGAGATCCATCTGGTGTACCATCTGCATTGATTAATAAACTGAAAGCTATCGCACAAGAAATAAAGACAATATATAAAGAATATATAAAACCAATACTAGACTTTCAAAAATATGTTCTCGCTGTCATCATCAGACTAAAAGCCATTTTACAATGGATTCTTAGTTTACCTGCTAGAGTGTTGTCATGGTTTAAAGGTTGTATTGGCCAAATATTAAAATCTATAGCAACTCTGTTTGCAGATGTTTTTGCAGAAGTTATTGCTGAAGAAGCATCCGCAGCTACCGGTGCTTTTGATCAATTTGGTATAGCTGATCCACCTGGAAGTTATAAAGATTTAATAAGTGCAGCAGGAGAAGTTTTTTCCGCAGCACAACAAGTCTTGGTTGGTACTCAACAAGTTGTCACAAACACAGTTGCAATTGCGGGTATTGCAACAACAGGATTAACTACACCAACAAGTGCAGAAGATCTTAGAGCTGCTGATGCAATATTAAAAAAAGTTGGAACAACAATACCTACTCCACAAGAAATAGAAAAAAACCTTACGAACAGTCTCACAACTGGATCAAGTGATAATGGAAGTACAAAAGTTAAAGGACCATAATGGCTGATGATGTGCAAAATCCCAAAGAACCTAGGGATACTAGTTTATGGCAAGAACCTGAATCTCAATCACCAGAGTTTCCTGCATTATATCCATATAATCGTGTAACACAAACGGAATCTGGA